ATCTTGGGTGTACGCAGCAGCGATGCTCAATGCGCAGGCCGCATCGAGTGTCCCTCTGCGTTTATATGTTCGTGCAGATGCGCAAGGACCGCAGAAGTTTTGGCGCACTCGTAAGGTGTCTCGATCTCGCAAGGCGTATCTTTTAGGCGACAGTGAGCGCAAGCCATCGCCGAGCGTCATGAAGTCCGCAGCAACTGCAGGCGATTTCGAGGAGGTCGTTGATGCGCATCCGATCCTTGAGTTGTTGCGCAAGGCGAATCAGTACGAGGACGGCTTCTCGCAGTCCGTCATGCGGATGCTGTACATGGAACTGTGCGGCAATGCGTATCTGCATGTGATCATGGACAAGGCTCTCGGCGTGCCATCGGAACTGTTCACAGTGCCTGCGCAGAATGTCACCATTCTCCCTGGCAAGACTGAACTGATCGAGGCGTATTTGTACGGAACGGATCGCAACTCGATGCAGCGATTCGAACTCGACGAGATCATCCACTTCAAGCGACCCAACCCACGCAACTTGTACTACGGACTCGGCAAGGTGGAGGCTGCGTACGGTGCGATCCAACAGTCGCAAGCAGCGCAAGTTCAAGACTTGGCATTTCTTGAGAACATGAGCAGACCTGACTACGCAGCGATTGTTAAGGGTGGCGCAAGCGAAGCATCGATGCGGCGGTTTGAGGAGTCGATGCGGTCGCTTCACCAGGGGACACGCAAGAGCGGTCGCATGGTCACAATCAGCGGCGACATCCAACTCATGCCGCTCAACTTCCCAAACAAAGACTTAACTGGTCGTGATGACATTGTCGAGATGATCTCAAGTACGTTCGGAGTCCCAATTTCCATGCTGAAGGCAAATGATCCGAACCTCGCAAGTGCGCAGGCTGGATACTCGATGTGGCGTGAGACGACGATCGCTCCGATCTGCAGGATGGACGAGGAGACGCTGAACAGTCGACTCCTGCCGTTGTTCGGTATACACGAAGATGCATATCTCGCATACGACAATCCAGTGCCTGAGAACCGAGTCGCAGACTCTGCCGAGCGTGCAGTCGCAGTTGCAGGCGGTTGGCGCACACCCAACGAAGCACGACTCGAGGAAGGCTACGAAGCACTCGAGACACCGCACGCCGACATGCTGCATGTCAACGGCTTGCCGCTCGGTGGCGTGCCTCCAGTCTCACCGTTCGGCGCACCTGCTCCGATGCCTGCCTACGCAGCACCTGCACCAGTCGACGAGCCTGCGCAGTTGCCACCGACCGCAGAGGTCGAACAGCCTGCGAAGGCGTTGAGCGATGTCGACACGACACCGACTGACGAGATGGCGACACTCGCACTCCGTGGACTGAAGTACCGTGAGGAGTTCGGTCGTGGTGGAACTGCCGTCGGCGTTGCACGAGCAAGGGACATCGGCAACATGGTTTCGCTTTCGCCTGACACGGTCGGACGCATGAACAGTTTCTTTGCTCGTCACCGTGTGGACCTTGACGCAGTCGGCGCACGATCAGGCGACGAGGGCTACCCGAGCGCAGGTGCGATCGCTTGGATGTTGTGGGGCGGAGATCCGAACAACCCTGAGGGCGCAGGCGCAGCGTGGGCTGCACGCAAGGCGGAGGAACTCGCAGGCGCAAGCGATGTCAAATCCAAGGCGGTCGACTGTGTCGGCGACAAGATCTCAACGCTCCTCGGCGAGGGCTATGCGCAGGATCAAGCCGTGGCAATTGCGATCTCGATGTGCGGCGGCAAGTCGTTTGACGATGCGTTGATCGAATACGAAAGTGGACGACAGGAAAAGATGGCGAGCGCACGCATTAAGATTGCTGCGATGGAAGCGAAGGCGTGGGACGCAGTGCAACAACAACCAAAGATCGATGCGCTGCAAGCAGAACTCGATGCGATGAAGGACCGCACGCAGTCACTCGATGAAATCGTGACGATGCTTACTGAAGCACTCGGAGACGAGGCGTGAGCGACAAGGAAAAGATCAAGGCGGCCGTCAGCAAGTTGCGCAAGCGTGATCCTCGTGTGATCGCCATTCGCAACATGATTGCGCTTGCGAAGGCGAGAGGAACACCAGGCGAAAAGGGTCTCGACGGACTCGACGGAATGCGTGGTGCTGATGGACTGCACGGCGCAAAGGGACTCGACGGACTCAAGGGTGAGATCGGCGCAGTCGGTCCGCAAGGCGAAAAGGGCGAAGCCGGGATGATCTGGCGTGGCACATATCGCAATGACATCGAGTACGACATCGGCGATGTTGTCGGCGTGAGTGGCTCTGCGTATGTCTGCATCGCACCGACAAATCAAGCACCACCAGTTGGTTTCGGTTGGGAGTTGCTTGTGTCTCGTGGTGCGCAAGGAGTCCGAGGCATCAAGGGCGAAGCGGGAGCAGGTTCTGCGATCAACCTTCCTGTTTCGATCGCTAATGGCGGCACAGGACAAACGACTGCAAAGAGTGCTCTCGATGCATTGCTGCCGAGTCAAACAGGGAAAAGCGGAAGGTTTCTGCAATCAAATGGCGTAAGTCATTTATGGAATCTTGTTGCAGCGGATGCGGACGCACTCGAAGGAACAACCCTCAAGTCAACGGTAGTAAATTCAAGCCTCACATCGGTTGGAACGCTTGCATCATTGACGGTTACAAATCCAATTTCGGGATCGGTCACGGGCAACGCTGCAACGGCAACAACTGCGGGCACAGTCACAAATCCAAATCTCACAGGTGAAGTCACAACGAGCGGACTCACTGCGACCGTTGCAAATAGTGCGGTCATCGGCAAGGTGCTGACTGGTTATGTAAGCGGCGCAGGAACAGTCGCTGCGACCGACACGATCCTTCAAGCGATCCAGAAATTAAACGGCAACGCAGGCGGCGGAGCAGCAGCGGCTGGAACTCTCACAGGAACAACGCTTGCTGCGAATGTTGTTTCATCGAGTTTGACATCTGTTGGCACGCTTGCGAATCTGACCGTGACAAACACGATCACAGGCAGCGTCAGCGGAAGCGCAGCCACGGCGACGAGCGCAACAACCGCAGGAACTGTGACAACGGCTGCGCAGCCTGCGATTACCAGTGTCGGAACATTGACAGGTCTCACCGTCAGTTCAACCATCGCAGGAAGCATTAACGGAAATGCAGCGACAGCAACAAGCGCAACAAGCGCATCGACAGCAACGACTGCGGGAACTGTCACAACTGCAGCGCAACCGTCAATCACATCTGTTGGAACGCTCACAGGCTTGACTGTCAGCGCAACGATCACAGGCAGCGTCAGCGGCAATGCGGCGACCGTAACTACGAACGCAAATCTGACAGGGCATATCACCTCCACAGGAAATGCAGCGGTACTTGGTTCGTTCACTTCTGCGCAACTAAGCACCGCTCTCACTGACGAAACAGGAACTGGTGCGGCTGTATTTGCTGCTACTCCAACATTCGCTACATCAGTCGTTGGGAGTGCATCGATGGATGTGTTCAACACGACCTCGACAACTGTGAACGGATTCGGAGCGGCGACTGCAATGACTTTGGGTGCTACGACAGGCAACGCAGCCATTCGGAATCCCACATTAACAGTAGGAAATACAACGTCAACGATTGCAACCGCTTCTGGGACAGCAAACACACTGACCCTGCAACCTTTTGGTTCTCTTGTTCTATCTCCAACTTCATCATCCGTAGTAGGAGGTGATCGAACATCATTAACTATTACAAATTCAGATAATGCTGTCGGTACGGTCTCAATTTCTGGTGGGAATCTTTATCTCGGAAAAAAAACCGATACAAGTCCAATCACGACTGCCGCAAACATTGTTTTCGAAGGCTTAAGTGATGATGCTAACGAGACAACTTTAACAGTCACAGATCCAACGACTGATCGCACAATTACACTTCCAGATGCAACTGGAACTGTTGCATTGACTGCAAACAAATTGAGTGCGTTTGCAGCGACGACAAGTAGCGAACTTGCAGGTGTTATTTCCGATGACACAGGAACAGGTGCATTGGTGTTTGCAACGAGCCCTGTTTTGGTGA